GTTCGTGAGCTTGCCGGTACAGCGTACATGGCCGGACGTTCCGCTCCACCAACCGACGCCGAGGTGGAGGCCGTGGCGAAACGGCTCTGCTGGAACAGCTGCGAATGGGATGGCATCGAAAGCGACTGTGTGGCGAAGGACGAAGATGACGCATGGGATTATGCCGGTGAGATTCCCGGCTTCCAGGAGGAATATATCAGACAGGCCAAGGAAATGCTCGAAATCGCACGGAAGGCGGTAAGCGAATGAGCAATACGATCAGATACGTGGAATGCGCCCACTGCGGCGAGACCGTCGGCGCATATTACGTCACCTGCCCGTACTGCGGATACCGCCTGGTGTCCGCTCAGCAGGCGGTCATGGATGGCTTGGCATGGTGACGCTCGACCCGGCACCCGACATCGTGGAAATCGCCGAAGCCCTGGACGCGATGGCGAAACCACACGTGGGAAGCGGCTGGAAGAACACCAACTACACCGACCTGCCCTGCACCACGCCACGGCAGGAGGCCATCTGGATGGAATACAACGGCATCACAAGAGGAGATTGAATGAAATGGGCTATTTCCAGATTCCGGTCTCATGGTATCGAGACGAAACAATGTTGGAACTCATGAGAAAGAGTCCGGCATCAATTGGCCTCTACGTGATGATGATTTCCTGGTGTTCCGACAACAGGAGCTACGGTGATATTCCATACACTGTCATCCGGTACGTTCTCGATGGCGAAGACGATGAATTACAGGCGATTATCGACGCGGGTTTCCTGACGAAGACAGACAAGGTTCGTCTTCGAGAACCCGTCTACCACATCAAGAGCTTCAGACGCTTCGACCCACGGTCAAGGGAGCCGATAAGCAAGAAGCTACGCAAGGCGGTATACGAGCGTGACCATTACCGTTGCGTCGAATGTGGAGCAACTGACCACCTGAGCTTGGACCACATCATTCCGTGGAGTCTTGGCGGCGAGGACACCATGGAGAATCTTCAAACCATGTGCCGCTCCTGCAATTCAAGGAAAGGGAACAGGTTAGATGTGGTTCAAGGTGGATGATTCCTTCTACTCGAATCCGAAGACCGCCATGCTGTCGGACGGGGCCACCGCATTGTGGCTCCGTTCAGGCTCATGGTCGGCGCAACAGCTGACTGGCGGGTTCGTTCCGGCTCGCATGGTGCCGATGTTCCGTGGCTCCGACGATTCAGTGCGAGAGTTGTGCGACGCGGGATTATGGGCCTACGACGAGCAGAAGGACGGCTACCAGTTCCACGATTGGAGCGACTACCAGCCTGACGGTGAGGAAGTGGACGCTCTGCGCAAGAAGCGTAGCGAGGCAGGAAAACGTGGAGCCAACCGTCGATGGGGCAAGCCTGAGAATGGCAAAAATGGCAAAGCCGATGGCAAATGCCATAGCAAACCTATGGCAAACGCATGGCAAACCGATGGCAAGTCGATGGCAAACTCATGCCCCGTTCCCGTACCCGTACCCGAAAAGAAAGAGAAAGAAGAATATTCTTCTTCTTTCTCCAAAGAAATCGGCGTAAGCGATTTCGAGCTAATGACGGAGAAGGCGCACGCCAACGCCGACATCATCCGAAACTATCCGAAACTCGACCTATCGGACGCATGGAACGCATTCAACTCACGGCATTACGGCGAAACACACACCGTCAACGACTGGACACGCCTGTGGAAAGGCTGGTGCCAACGCCGCGCCAACATGAGCGGCATACCACCCTCGAAACCACACATACACACGTGGCAATGCTCTCACGTGCTCGAAGCGCTCGGACGCGACAAGGAAACCGCCACGCCAGACCAACAAGCCTGCCAATTAGCCGAAAAACTCAACAAGGAGCCACAATGAGCCAACTTATCACCACAGTGCAGCACAGTCGATTGACCTACACTCTCACCCCCGAAGAATTACGCGAAAAGCTCGCCTTGGCATGGCGGCAAGGCTACGCCGCCGGATGGAAAGACCAGGAATGCGACTTCCCGCCACACACAAGCGACAATCCATATCTGGAGGCCACCAAATGAAGAAAATGCTCGAAGACATGATCATCAAGTGGCATCAGGCCGGCTATGCGCTCGACGAGATCGCGCCACTCGTGCCGCAAGTGCCGAAAGCCGAAATCGAAGCCATAATCCAGCAGCACGACAAGGAGACCCGACTTTGACCAACTGCAAACACTGCCAGAAGCCAATGAAGCCGATCGCAGCGAATCTACTCTGCGCCAGCTGCCGAGAAAACTACTGGGCGCTCATCAGACAGCTCGGACACGTCCAACTGCCAGCATTAAGCTCCATCATGCTCAAGCAAGCGCACATCGGAGCCACGGGCCACGCGCCAAGCCGAGGCAGCGCGCCAATGCCAATCGACACGAGAGCGCAAGCCCTCATCACCGATTCCGAAGCGTGGCTCGCCGAACAAGCAGGCAAAATCAGAACGGCATACGCTGGATTCGACTGGCGGAAAGCATGGTATGCAATCATCAGCAACCGGCACACCATCCTCAGCATGAGCACCGCAGCCGACGACTACGCCAGCCTGGAACACATCATCCGACGCAACGAACAAGCGTTGACACCGGAAGAAGCCATGGTCATCATCGGCACCTGCCCAAAATGCGGCCACCAAGCCACCAGCACGCCACAAGCCGAAACATGGACATGCCCAGACTGCAAATGGCAAGGCGGAGTCCAAGCCATCAAAGCCGAACGCGACAACAAACTCTGGCAACTCGAATACACCGGAAAACCAGTCGAAGTAGCACGCTACCTCGCCAAAATGGACATCCACTGCACCAGCGACCAGATCCGCCAATGGCTCACCAGAGGCAAACTGCACGCCACGCCGACAAAACACAAAGGAGAGTACGTGTTCAACCTCGGCGAACTCACAGCCATGCTTGACTGTCACAATTAAAATGCTATACTGTCGTATGTTCGTAGAATGGTTCAGCCGGAAAATGGTTGGACCATTTTTCATATTCAGCTTCGGTAGCTCAGCGGTTAGAGCACAAGGGATAGCACAGATACCTAGGACGGATACCAAACCGGCCATGGCTTCATGATTCTTTGCGAATGCCCGTGATCAGAGATAGTGCATCCCACACCATGCGCTGGTTCGACTCCAGCCCGAAGCACCAAAGGCGGTGAACCAATGCCAGGAAGAATCCGCAAGACCAGCCGCCAATTCGAAAAAGACAAGGCCACATTCTTCACACAATGCAAGGCACAGCATGCAGTCTGCTGGTTGTGCGGCATGCCAATCGACTACAACGCAGTCAAGAACACCACAGATGACTCATTCAATCTCGATCACATGTTCCCGGTCAGCAAGCATCCCGAACTCCAATTCGACCCAGCAGGCTTCAAGCCGAGCCACACCAGCTGCAACCGCTTGAGAGGCAACCAAGATCCGCCAGCGCCAATCGGAACACTCTCAAGACAATGGATAACAACAGCATGAGCCCAACACGAGGGGTAGGGGCGGTGAAATCGTAAAACCAACGACAGAGCGCAAGACGTCCCGCGTGGTTGGTCTTCCTCTCCCCGATGAGTGAAATTGTTGGCGGGTCGCGCGCGATGGCAGATTAGGGGGTGTTTTCGATGAGTGCGAAGTTTCCGAGTCGGAATGTGGCGGAGGCGTTGGAGCGTTCGTTGAAGAACGCTGACCTCAAGGCTGTGAATTCTGCTGTTGTCGCTGCGGCTCGCGTGTTGGCTGAGCGTATCGATTATCTGACGTTCTCCGGTTTTGTCGATGAGAACGGCAAGCTCGACAACGTTTCGCTGCCGACGTTCCTGAAGTATTGCCAGAGTCTCGGCCTTACGGTGGATGCGCCTGCTAAGGTTGGTCGTCCTGCGAAGCCGAAGGTTGAATCGAAGCCGGAGGCGCGTAAGAGCGACAAGGTTGTGCAGATGGAAGATTTCATGAAGCGTTTCGGCTAGGAGGCGTTCGATGGTGTCGGAAGATTTGAGTGTTTTCGGTGCCATTGATGATGAGAGGCATGGTGTGACCCTGCCGCGTATCTTCACTCCGCCACTCAGGCCGTTGACGAAGGAAACTTCGAATGGGTTCGCGGTGATCGCGTTCGCTGAAATCATGCTGCGCGTGCATCTTTACCCGTGGCAGCAGTGGCTGCTCGTCCATGCTCTCGAACTGCTTGAGGATGGCAGCTATCGTTTCCGCAAGGTCATCGTGCTTGTGGCCAGACAGAACGGCAAGACCACGCTTATGGGCGTGCTGGCCGCGTGGTGGCTGTTCGTTGACTCCAACAAGCATCCGGATAGGGTGCCGCCCGTGAAGTTCCTGGTGGTTGGTGCCGCGCAGACCTTGGATAATGCGAAAGGCCCGTACAATCAGGTCAAGGAGTGGTGCAATCCTGCTCCGGCGACCGATGAGGAAGCGGATCTGGTGATTCCGGACCTCGCCGCGATGACGCAGAAATTCGTCAACACCAACGGCGAGGAAGCGATCATCACGAGGAGCAAGGCCCGGTATATCGTCCGCGCCGACAAGAACATTCGAGCTAAGTCGGCCGCGCGTGTGGTGTTCGACGAGCTTCGTGAACAGCATAATGACGATGGCTGGAACGCTGTCAGCCAGACCACGAAGGCCGTCTGGTCGAGCCAGTTGTGGGGCATTTCGAACGCGGGCGACTATCGTTCCGTCGCGCTTCGCAAGCAGGTGGACAAGGGCCGTAAGCTTGTTGACGAGTGGACGCGTCTGAGCGCCGACGGTGGCAATCCGGCCGACGTGTTCCTGTCCGGCGAGCAGGATGGCTCTTTCGGATATTTTGAATGGTCGGCACCTGACAAGTGCCCGGTTGATGATGTCGACGCGATCCGCCAGGCTAACCCGTCGCTCGGCTATGGGCCGATGACCGTGGCTTCCGTGCGCTCCGACATCGATGGCATGACCGAGGCCGCATTTCGCACCGAGGTCCTATGCCAGTGGGTGACGGCCGACATCGTGCCCTACATCAATCCAAAATTGTGGGCGCATGGCACTGATAATGCGTCGTGCATTCCGGCTGATAATCGCGTGGTGTTGGCCGTCGATACCAGCGCCGACCGCCAGACCACGTATGTGGCCGCCGCGGGATTGCGTGCCGATGGTTTGCCGCATGTGGAGCTTATAGCCAGGCGCGACGGCATGCTGTGGGTGCCGCATTTCCTCGACCTGCTTCGTGAGAGCTGGCCGAATGTCTGTGAGATTGCCGTGCAGTCTAAAGGGTGCCCGGCAGTCGATTTCATCGACCCGCTCACCGAAAAAGGGTGGAACGTGCATCTCATCGAAGGCTTCCGGCTTGGCGCATGCTGTGGCCGCTTCCTCGACCGAGTGCGCGAAGGCAAGCTCAGGCATCTGCCGCAGCCCGCCATCGAACAGCAGGTTTCCGTGGCTGTCACCCGCCGTCTTGGCGAGGTCGAGGTGTGGGACCGCGCTAAGAGTGCTTTGCAGATCAGCGGCCTTATCGCCGAATCGGAAGCATTGTACGCCTTGGAGACCATGCAGGTCGAAGCGGAAACACCGAAATATGCGCCGAGCGTGGGCGTGAAAATCAGATTCTGAAAATTCTTCGAGAGGAGGATGAATGGGCTTCCTTGACCGGCTCCTCCACAATAACGCCGCAGTGATCGGCATGAAGATGGCCGAGGCAGACGCGCACCCGACGCCGGCGACGAGTATTCCGCTCGCCAATGGCGATAGCTGGCCATCCGACGCGGAATTCTACGGCGGTGCCTCCGGCGTCTACTGCAGGGAATATGCGGTGCGTGTCGTGATTGACTTCATCACCCGCAACATCGCCTCGCTGCCATTCAAGGTGTATCGGAAGAACGCCGATGGTGACGCTGAGGAGGTCACCAGTGGCGCGTTGGCCGACTTGATGAAGCGTCCGTCTCCATTGCCTGGCATGACGCGCTATCGATTCATCAGCATGCTGCTTCGTGACATGCTGCTTGATGACCGTTGGCTGTGCCTGCTCGGAGTGGAGGGCAAGCGTTTCACGCTCCGGCGTATTCCTTCAGACTGCTATCAGCTGTCCGGCAATTCCTTCGGCGAGATCACTGGCGTGAACCTGCTGACGATGGACAGCCAGCGGGCCATGCACTTCGACCTGCCTGACCCGCGCGTGCATCTGGATGTCGGTTTCATTTCCGGCCTCCAATTCGGTGACAGCGTAACCAACGTGCTCCGACCATTATTGGCCGAGGCGAAGGCCATGGCGGCCTATCGGCGCAATATCGCCAAGAACGGCATGCAGGCCGGCGGCTACGTCTACAGGCCGAAGGAGATGCCGTGGCTGTCGCAGGAGGATTACGACGACTTCACCAATGGATTGCGTAATTTCATCCAGAATGGCGGGCGTGAGGGCGGCTGGCCGGTCCTCAAGGACGGCATGGAGATGCGCCCTTTGGATAACGTCTTCAAGCCGGTGGATGTGAATGATCTGGAGGCGCGTGACCGTATCAACATCGCGGTGTGCAATGCTTTCCAGATTTCGCCTGAAAATGTCGGCTTTCGTACCGGCACGAATTCCAATATCAGCGCCTACAAGGAGCAGCTGTGGAATGTGGAGCTGATGCCGTACATCGTCGCTCTTGAGGAGGCCTTGAATCTCAGCCTTCCAGAGGCTGTGGGTGAGCCGGACTGCTACATCAGGGCGAACGTTGACGCGAAGCTCCGTGGCACGACGTCCGAGCAGTATCAGGCGCTCAGCACTGCTACCGGCAGGCCTTTCATGACCACGAATCAGGCACGTCAGATTCTTGACATGCCTCGTGTGCCGGGCGGCGACCAGCTCATCACGCCTCTTAATGTGAGCGAGGGTGGTCAGCCCAGTCCGCAGGACGGCGGGAGAACGCAGAACGCGCAACAGAACAATCCAGTCAACGGCGAGGATGCGAAGGCCATGCTCGCCGAATTCAAACGGCTTTACCGGTATGACGCGCAATTCCACGCCGAGTGGGATGCGCTTACCAAGGAGGAAACATCATGAGGCTTGATTTCAAGGGCTTCGAGCTGAAATCCCTTGATGACAGTCAAGGCGAGGGCGTTTTCAGCGGTTACGCCTCGACGTGGGACAAGGATTTGTACGATGACGTGATCGTCAAGGGCGCTTTTGCCGATACTTTGCAGAACGATTTCCAAGGTTCCGGCGCGGGCATTCCGATCCACTGGCAGCACAAGGACGACAAGCCCACCGACATCATCGGCGAGACGTTGAGCGCGGTGGAGGACGAGCATGGACTGCTCGTCACCGCCCGTCTTGACCTTGACCTTCCGGAAGGCAAGCGCGCCTATGAGCTGCTGCAGCGTGGCCTTATCCATCAGATGAGCATCGGCTTCATCGCCGAGGAGACCGCTTTCGTGCAGGACGGTAAGAGCGCTTGGGACGGTTACCGTGAGATTCGTCAGGTGAAATTGTTCGAGATTTCCCTCGTGCAGGTCGCCGCGAACCAGGGCGCCGAAGTGCTTGAAGTCAAGAGCGGTAGAGCCATCAGCGCCTCCAACGAGAGCAAGCTTCGTGCCGCGTTGGACAGTCTGCACGAGGTCTTGGATGGCATCGATTCCGCCGACAAGAAGCCGGACGATTCGTCCGATGACTCCACGGATGATTCCAGCGACGAGCCGGACGATTCCACGGATGACCCGAAGAAGAAAGACCAGAAAAGCTTTGACCCGCAGTGGGCCAAGGAATATCAAACCATCAGCGACTTCTTCTCGCTGGAACACTAACCGAAAGGGGTGCCATGAATCTCATGGACAATCTCGCCGCCGAGAAGAAGGCGGCACAGGCCATCCTCGCCAAGGGAATGGATAACATCACCGAAAAGGAGCAGGAGGAGCTCAAGCAGCATTACGCCGAGGCGAAGAAGCTGCAGGAGCGTATCGACCTGTTCAAGGAAGCCGGAGAAGGACTCGACCGTCTCGCCGGAACCTCGAAGACCGAACGTAAGGGCGTCGAGGCGAAGACACTCGGCGACTTCTACGTCAAGTCCCTGCAGGAGAAGGGCTTGAGCGTGCTCGCAACCAAGGGAGGCTTGTTCTCCACTCCGGAATTCAAGGCCGCGTCTGATACCCATGCCGAGGGTGGTGCCGGTTACGCGCCGTTCCTCACCGAAACCGATCAGAACGGCGTATGGCCGTATGAGCGTCCGCTCGTCATCGCCGACCTTTTCGCGTCCGGCACCATGAGCGGCACCACCATCAAATATCCGGTCTACGGCTCCCTCGAAGGCAACGCCACCACCGTCGCCGAGAGCGCGCAGAAGCCTCAGATTCACATGCCGGACCCGACTTGGACGTCCGACAGCCTGCATGAGATCGCCGCATGGTGGAAGATCACAGACGATATGGCGGAAGACCTGCCGTTCGTCGTGTCCGAGATCAACCAGCACGCCCAGTACAACCTGAAGCTGCAGGAGGAGATTCAACTCCTGTCCGGCGATGGCACCGACCCGAATATCAAAGGCATTCTGAACCGCGAAATCCAGACCAAGGCGCAGGCCAACGATTCCGACCCCGACCGCATCTTCGCGGCCACCACGGATATTGCCACCGCGACCGGCTTCTCCGCCGATGCAGTGGTCATCAATCCGGCCGACTATCAGGCCATCCGCCTGTCCAAGGATGCGAACGGCCAGTATTTCGGCGGTGGCTTCTTCGCAGGCCAGTACGGCAATGGCGGCATCATGCAGAACCCGCCGCTGTGGGGACTGCGCACCGTCGTCACCGAGGCGATGACCAAGGGAACCGTGCTCGTCGGCGCGTTCAAGGCAGGCGGCACCATCTACCGCAAGGGCGGCCTGACCGTCGAATCCACCAACAGCCACGAAAACGACTTCACCAACGACAAGATCACGTTCCGAGTTAAGGAACGCCTCGCCCTGCAGGTCAAGTACCCCAAGGCTTTCGTCAAGGTGACGCTCGGCAAGGCCGCAGCCAAGGCCGCGGCCAAGGCCGAGTGAGTCTGGGGGTCGGCATGATTGACGTGAATGTGGTTCCCGACATGATTGCCGACCCTTCGGCTTTCGAGGATGACGCGCAGTTTCGGCTCAGGGCCGCGCAGGCGGCCATCCGCCGCGAGTGTGGTTGGCATGTCATGCCGAACGCGGCCTTGACGGGAACGCTGAACACTCGCGGTGGCACGGTGATCCGACTGCCCGCACGTCATGTGACGAGCATCGAATCCCTGACCGACCGTCAGGGCAATCCACTGGCCTACGCCTACGACCCCGAAACGGGCTTGGTCGAATCCATGTCTGGCGGCTTTCCCGCTGGGATCGCGGCCATCCGCTACGCGCTTCACGCGGGATACGATGACGCGCCGGACGTGCAGTCGGTGCTTATCAGCGCCGCGAAGCGTGCCGGCATGAGCCCGCTCGGGCTTATCACCTCGCAGTCAACGAATGGCAGCAGCGCGAGCTTCGATGTGGTGTCGCTCATGCAGTCCGAGAAGGACAAGCTCAAACCCTACAAGCTGGGAGGTTTGCCATGAGCCTGCTTGACGACCTGAACCCCGCCGGCGGTGTTTTCTCCATGGCTGGAGCCACACGCTTCATGCGACTGCGTGCCAAACGCAAGACCAACCCGTACAATCCGGCGCAGAACGAGCCAGACTGGAGCGTGCCTCCGGACGAGCTCGCCATCATGGGCGCCCTCGCCTCCAGCTCCAGCACCCGTACGCCGGACACGCTCGACACACAAACCGAATCAACGGCGTACCTCACCATCCCGGATCCGACAGCCGACGTGAAAATCGGCGACCGGATCCGCGCAGACCCCGACGACGGGCGCTTGTGGGAAGTCGACGGATTCCCATCGAAGGATGTGAACGCGTTCACGGGGTGGCGTCCGACCTTGGAATGCCGTCTGACGGAAAGAAAGGGCTGACAATGGCGAAAAACAGGATATCGGTCGACTTCAACCCGAAGTTCTTCGACGGGATTCTCAATAGCGCGGGAGTCAAGGCGCTCACCACGCTGGCCGCGAACAGGGCCCTCGCCTGCGCGAGGGCGGCAGCTCCAGTCGATACCGGCGCATACCGCGACGGCCTCGGAATCGAGGAGGTCAAAAGGGAGCACCGAACGACCGTCATGGTCGTCGGCCACGACTCTAAGACCCTGCTCGTGGAGGCGCAGACCGGCAATCTGGCCAAAGCGTTGAGGAAGGCGAGGGTCTGATGGCAAGCGTCATTCCACCAGACCTCGAACTGTTCCTCACCGGATGGCTGCGCTCCAACATCACGGACATCCCCGGCCTGCAGGTCGGAAACCGCATCCCTGACGGTTACGACGGTTCCTATCCGCTCGTGGTCGTGCGTGACGACGGCGGCACGCAATCCGCCGACCGCGTGACGTTCGACAGGTCGATAGGCGTCAACGTGCTCGGATGGACGCGCAACGATACGAAACCATGCCGTGATCTGGCGGCCCGCGTGTACGGGCTGCTGACCGGCGAGCCCGGCATCCTCATCGGATTCGCCGAAGGCAGCCGCATCTGCGCCGTCGTGCCTGACGGATGCAACGGCCCGTACCCGGTCAGCGAGGACGCGGCATGGTGCCGCTACTACATGACCGCCGAATATTCGACGGCCGGAATCAGACAACCATAGAAAGGAAACGCCATGGCCAAAGACAGTCAGGGCATGGATCTGGGACAGGTGGAGGCGCTCGTCACCGCCGCCATCATGATCGTCCCGTACTCCACCGAAAACAAAATCACGCCGGAGATGATCGCATCCAGCAATGCGACGCCGGAACTTCCGGCCGCCTACAATCGGTCGACCGCATGCATCGGACTCGTCAAGTCCGACGGCGGCAACCAGGATTCGCGCGACGGCGACGACCCGCTGGAGTTTTTGCAGGACGGTTATAAAAAGCTTCCGCTGGCGACCAGCCTCACGCAGACTTTCAGCCCGGCCGAAAACAACGCGCTGACCCGCAAAATCACCATCGGCGAGCCGGACGCGCAGGGCGTCTACCACGTGGCCGACATCATCCAGGACGCGAAATGGATGGTGTACGAAGAGGAGACGTTCGACACCGGGCGCGTCCACCGTCGTGCCGGCGTCATGCAGGTCACCGGCAACGAACCTGACCAGCAGGAGCGTGGCTCGGTCACCGGCCGCGCGCTCACCGTCGAATGGATGAAGGACCCGCTGTATGTGGATGCGGAGCATCCGAACACCAGGTGGATCGAAAGCTGGTACGACCCAAAAGCGTGACGGCGGTGGCCGTGACCTCGGCTGACGGAAACACGAAGCCGTCGGTCGTCCAAGGCGCGAAGCTCGCGCTCAAGGCCGTCGCCACCCATGTGGACAAGACCACCGTGGACGTGACCGGACAGGCCACGTTCACATCCAAGGATGCAGGCGTGGCGACCGTCGATGGCGGCACGCTCACCGCCGTCAAGGCCGGAAGCGCGAGAATCAACGCCACCTATGACGGCGTGACCTCACCCGATCTGACGGTCACCGTCACCGCACGCGCCGCCTGACCGGCGGACGAAAATCTTCCCGGACCGCCTATCTCGCCTGTCTGCGCGGTCCGGGAATCTTCTTTTCCACGGCAGGCAGGCGAAAAAGCAGATAGGACAAGACAATGACTTCCACTTCCACCGACTTCAAACCGACCATCGAGGATTTCGACCAGTGGACGGAAAAAAACGACGAGGAGGCGTTCGCCTCCATCGCGCAAAACTACAAGGTGCGCCACATCATCAAGGGCGATGTGTATTGGGCGCTCGTGCCCGGCGGACGCACGTACAAGCTCCCATTGTCGATGAGCATCGACGATTTCACCAGACTGTCGAACACGTCCGATGACACGGAGAGCGTGGAACAGCTCAAACGCATTCTGAGCGCATTCGCCGGAGACAAACAGGCGAAAGCGCTGAACGGCGAACCGGTGCAGGTCGTGTTCAATCTCCTGTCCGACTATGGCGACGCTGTCGTGCGCGCGCAGGGAGCCTCACTGGGAAAATCCAATGGTTCTCCCGCCAGCTCGCCGAACATGGGAGTGTGATCCGAGCCGATTTCACGGCACGTGGGTGGAGTCTGCAGGCCGATCTTGGCGGCAGGCTCCGCTACGGCGACGCGATAGCGCTCCTTGAACAGCTTATCGGCGATCCGTCATCCTACACTGGCGCGGAGCTCAACGGCTTGGATTATCCGGCCCGTTGGGGCGAGATGCCGGTCATCTACGCGCTGGGCGGCGAAGAGTATCCGAAGCCTTTCGATTCGCTTGCGGAACGATTGCGGGCGGATAGGGAGAAGGCCGAGCGTGAGCGGCTGCGCGAACAGACCAGGGGCATGAGCCCGGTATTCCGGACGCTCTACGAGGACTGATTTGGATAAAAACTGAATAGTGGAGGTGCCGCATGGCGTTCGGCAGCGAACTCGGTTCCGCGCATATCAGCGTGTTCCCTTCCATGAAGGGTTTCCGCAGCGTGGTCAACAAGGAGGTCGGCGCGAGCGGCAAGGCCGCGTCGAAGACCTTCGATTCGAGCATGAACGGCGCCAAGAGCGGCGGACTGTTCGGACACGCGTTCAAAAACGGCTTCAAGGAGTCGGCGAACGGTCTCGGCGCGGATGTGCTGAAATCCTATGAGCGTGACGTGGCGAAGTCCACGGCCGCATACCGTCAGGCCATGCTCCAGCAGAAGTCCGCGGCGAATCAGGTGCGTGCCGCCGAGGAAAGCGTCGCCAATGCCGTCGCCAAGCACGGCGAGGGCAGCACGCAGGCCGAGGCCGCGACCATCAGACTCGAACAGGCCCGGCTGAAGCTGTCCACCATGACCGACCGGGCGACGCAGGCCGAGAACCGGTTGAAGGACGCGCAGAAGGCGCTCAAGGACGCGCAGGACAATCTCGCCGCCAACAGTGGTTCGCTTGGATCGGCGTTCAAGAATCTT